GGTGGTGGGGGTGGGGGTGGGGGTTCCAGCGGGTCCTTGCCACTGACCGGAGGCACGTTGACCGGTCCGTTGTTCCTCCCCGTGGCGCTGCCCACCATCGATACGCAGGCGACAAACAAGCTCTACGTGGACGAGCGGGATGACGTGCTTCAGGGCGAGATCGAGCTGCTGGCGGAGAACCTGCTGTTCGTGGGTCAGTGTCACGTACTGACGGACACCACGCTGTTCACGGTGGTGTCGGGTATCACGCCTTCGCCGGGCCCGCTTCCCCCCGCCCAGCCCAGCTATAAAGGTTATTACGTCATCGTCGTGGACAACGGCCGGCCTCCCGTCGGGTCGAACATCCCGGCTGACGACTACACACAACATGACTGGTTGATCTGCGACGGGACCGTCTGGGTACACCTGAAGCTGGGGCTGAAGTTCTTCACCGCGTCCGAGATCGCCGTCATACCCCCCATCCAGGGTAACCAGGACGTGCAGGCGGCTCTGACGTGGCTCAATACGAATAACGTGGCTTCCTGGAACACCCGCACGGGCGCGGTCACCATGACGTTGGCCGATGTGACCGGCGTGGGCGGCGCGCCGCTGGCGAGCCCCACGTTCACCGGGATACCCTCGGCACCCACCGCCACCGTCGGGACCAATACCACGCAACTCGCCACGACAGCGTTCGTCCTGGGTCAGGTCGCGGCGGTTTCCTCGGGCGTCACCACCTGGAACACTCGTACTGGTAACGTCACATTCACCACCAAGGACTTCACCGACGTGGGCGGTGCGACCACGGCTTACGTGGACGCCAAAGTCAGTGCCAGTACCGCCGGTGTCACCAGTTTCAACACGCGTACGGGCGCGGTCACGCTGACGTCGTCGGACGTGACCGGCGTGGGCGGTGCGCCACTGGCGAGTCCTACGTTCACAGGCACGCCCTCGGCGCCCACCGCCGGCCTCGGGACCAACACCGCGCAACTCGCCACGACGGCGTTCGTCATGGCGCAGGTCGCCTCGTCCGTCACGGGCGTCGCCACCTGGAATGGCCGCTCGGGCAATGTCACGATGGCCATGGCGGACGTCACGAACGTGTTGCCGTCCTCCAACGCCGCGCCGAGCATGAACGGCGCCGTGGCGGCGGGCGTGTCCACCGCGTGGGCGCGCGGCGATCACGTCCATCCGGTCGATACGTCGCGCTACGCGGCGAGCAACCCGAGCGGCTACCAGACGGCGGCGCAGGTGTCGTCCGCGATCAGCGGCTATCTGCCCCTGACCGGGGGCACGCTCTCGGGAAACCTGAGGGTGAACAACGCGGATATCTTCTCGACATCCAATATCGGCCTGCCTTGTGTCGCGGTTTATGCACAGTCCACGGGCGGGTCGGCGGGCATGTGGATAGACCCCAGCCTCTCGCCGACACAGGCGTTGCGTTGGGGTCAGACGGATACCTCCGGCGCTCCCATACAGGAGTGGGGAGCCATCTCGTTGAACGTCATCGGACTGAGAAGCACGGCCGATGTGAACTTCGTCATGACCGGCGGCGCGGTCTGGTTCGGTAACCTTACCAATTGGCAGCTGAACGCGCCAAACGCGTTGAAACCGGGTGGTGGTTCGTGGGCGGCGTCATCGGATGCGCGGATCAAGCGGGACGTCGTGGACTACGACCGTGGGCTTGAGGCCATCATGGCGCTGCGTCCGGTGCGCTACCGCTACAGGGACAACTGGTCACGCGGGGGGCATCGTGGCGGAAGGATCGGCGACGACGAGCGGGATGATGCTGAGTACGTGGGTCTGGTCGCGCAGGAGGCTGAGCAGGCCATGCCTGAGATGGTGAAGCGGATCCCGGCGGACCTCGATGAGGTAGGACCCATCGATGATCTTCGCACGTTGGATACGACCGCGCTCACCTTCGCCATGTTGAACGCCATCAAGGAACTCGCCGTACGGCTGGACGCAATGGAAAAAGGAGGCTTTCGTGGCTAAGTCAGGACCTAAGAACGTCAACCCGAGCTCTCGCGGCAGCTCGCCCACGCATGTCGTGGCCGGTGGGCCGGGGCACAGCTTCGCCCAGCAGCCCATCCCCGGCCCCACCTCGCCGGGCCAGCCCATCGCCATGAAGAAGGCACTGGCGAAGAAGTCCCCGCGCGGCACCGCCACGGGTCAGGCCGGGACGTTGCGCTGATGGACGGATCGCTGGCGCTCTACAAAATGGCCATGGTGGGCACCGCCATCGACAACCTGCTGGTGGCGCACCATGGTCTGCGGGACTCGTTGAACGCGGACCACCTGCCGTTCGACGCGTCGCTCACGGCCGCCATCGAGCGCTACGGCAACACGCCAATGTTACATTTGTGGAACGAATGCCGGCTGGTCGAGGCGTTGCGCGTGGCCTGGACCGACGCGTGGAGCGAGGAACGGCAGAAGGTCGAGGCATGACGGTTGATCATGTGAAGGGGTAAGGTCATGCCTACGTTTACTAATACCGGTACGAGTTTTTTACGTTCTTCCAGTGGTGCCGCCGCCGTTAGCGCTGCCAGCACGTTGACGTCCATGGCACATTCCGCCGCCGTCGCCAGGGCCAATAATCCGCGCGTCAATCCCATCATGACCACGCCACCCACGATAACCGCGAGCGGGACGCCGACAGCCGGATTGAGCAATGTCTGGATCAACACAGGCCCAAAAGCGGCGGCGATCAATTATCTGGGAGGGCAGCCAGCTTTGGACGGCGCGCTGTTCACGCAACTGAACAGCGTCACCGTGAATGGTGGTTATACACCCTTCCTGGGACGTTTCGAAATAGTAGCGGACGCGGTGAAGGTCATGTTCACCGTGTTAAACGTCGCGGGTTCCGCGACCGCGCGATTTATCGTCAACGGCCAATACGTATCCCTCACGCCGACGGCACCCGTCGCTGGCGGGGGGTATATCACTCTGGACTTCACGGCGGCGGGCGGACGCGCGGTTCGCACGATCACCATGGAGGGTAATGCGGCGCTGCATTTCCAGGCGGTGACGGTAGGCCCAACGGAGACCGTCACGCGACCGGCGGGCCTGCCCCAGCGCATGTTCGTGGTGGGGGATAGTTGGGTGGCGGCGGGCGGAGCGAGTATCGTTTACAACGCATTTCCCCAGGTGATGGCGGATCTGTTGGGTATTCGCGATATTTGGAATGGCGGCGTCGGCGGCACCGGATACCTGGCCACGGCATCAGGCACGCAGAGAAACTACCGGCAACGATTGTCCGATATGATAACGGCGGCACCGGGTATCGTTGTGATAGAAGACGCGTCAAACGATCTGGCGTTCACCCCGGCGGCGGTCCAGACCGAGGTAATGACGTATCTTTCCGCTATTATCCAGCAACCAGTACTGACGGGAGTTCCAATTGTCGTGACCGGCATCAACGGAGGCAACATACCAACCGCCACCACGGCACCGTTCGAAACCGCCATCGCGAATGCCGTCGCGGCGATCAATAATCCGTTGGTTTATTTCATTCCAAATATAAGCAGCCCAGCCGGGCCGTACATGACCGGCACCGGTAACGCGACGGCGCCCAACGGTACTGGCAATTGCGACCTTTATATCAGCTCTGACAACACACATCCGAACGACGCGGGACACGCCTACATCGCGCGCTGCCTCGCGGCCGACATCGCGCGCCTGGTGCTGAAAGCGTGATGGCAAAATTGTCTTCAGGGCAGCGCCAGAAGCTGCCACGAAAGGATTTCGCTCTGCCGGGTAAGGGCGAAGGCCCCAAAGGTTCCGGTTCCGGAAGCTATCCGATCCCGGATGCATCGCATGCGCGAAACGCGCTGGCGCGTTCCGCCGGCAAACCAGTCGCGGCCAAGGTCCGCGCCAAGGTCCGCGCCAGGTTCCCGGGTATCGGATAAGGGGGGTTTCATGCCGACGTTCGCTGTTGTTGGTACGAGTTTTTTACAGCCAAAAAGTGGCACGACGACTGGTGGCCCGTTTCTGCCGCTCGCGGATGCCGGAAAGCATAATCTCAACATCAGCGGCGTCACGACGCAGCCCACGGCAGACTATATATTTAATCAAATAGCGAGCACGACTGTCTATACCGCGAACCAAACGGGCGGCGACAGTCTGGGACTCGTCAGCTACATGTTCGTGCAGGCGAACGGTCACGCGGTCCCGCTTTCCGGACACACTTCCGCGATTTACGGCAACGCGTCGGTTTTCGACAATGTCCCCGGTAGCGTCGTGCAACAGGTTAACGGCATCATGGCGGTATCCGGCATCGCCACCCCCGGGACGCTGGTCAATGGCGTGGATTACTTTGGGCACGGAAACTATAAATCCGGTGGTGGAACGATAACCAATCACTATTTCCTGTATCAGGAAGGATCATCACAGGCGACGAACGAATATGGCGCGTTCCTTAGCGCGCCGGTCGGTATAGGAACTCCAGCGCCCACGTATAATCTTGAGATAAGCTGCGGCGTTGGCGGAAACATGCACCCTGACAGAGGACTCGCGGTTGGGTTTGGCGGTTCCGATGGAAGCTTTCTGGTAACCAGCACGGGCACCTACATTTATCCCGCGTATAACACTGGCATCGCGGGTGGTTTCGGCTGCACCGACCTTATCGTTGGTTATAACGGCCAGCCGAACGCGACGACGGCGACCTCTCATTTCTTGCACGTTTCCGCCTGCGCCGGACCGCCAACAGGCGCGCCGTTTCAGGCATCGGCGGGTCGCGTGGCGCTGACCTACGACACGGTGAACCACAAACTTATGATGCACGATGGCACGTCCTGGCGCGGCGTTGTGTTAACATGATCTCTTAGGAAAGGATAATCGCCATGCCCAGCTTCCTGTTCAATAACGGAACGTTCTTCCCCGACGGCGGCATCGCGCCGCAGGCGGCCACGCCCATCGCCGGCGCGGTCATCTCCATGTCGGGACCCAGTCTGTTCCTGACCCCGGCTGGTACGCTGGCCACGCTGACGGTAAGACTGCCAGCCGGGCCGTCGGCGGGCGACATGGCGTCCATCGTGTCCACGGCGGCGGTGACCACGCTCACCATGCAGACGGCCACGGGTGGCGCCGTGTCCGGCGCGCCGACGGCACTGGTGGTCAATACCAAGGTCACCATGCTGTGGGTGGTCACCTCGGCGGGGGTCGGTTCCTGGGTCTGGGTGAAGTAGGTGCCCCTCGTCGGCACGCCCGATCAAAAGAAGAAACAGGTGTTCGCTGAGTTCAAGGCGGACAACCTGCATTCGGGCAAGGGTGGCCCCATCGTGAAGAACAGGAAGCAGGCCATCGCCATCGCGTTATCAGCGGCGCGTAAAGGTGGCAAAGCCGGAGGGAAACGCAAATGAGCGGCACGTCGAACCCGCAAAGTCAGGTCAGGCCGGCCGTACAGGCGGCGGCTTACGCCATCGGCGCGTCCATCGGTGGCCTGTTGGTGTTCCCCTACATCGCTTCCGTATCCGGTGGGGCGGCCATCGTCCAGGGCGCGTCGGTCACGTTCGCTTCGGGGGTGATCCCGACGATGGACCTGGTGCTGTTCTCGGCGTCTCCCACCGCCAGCACCGTCACCGACCGAACGGCGGTCGCCATCGCGGCGGCGGACCTGGCCAAGGTCATTGGTGTCCTGCATCTCACGGACACCGCGCTGCTGGGCGCCTCGGCGCCCTCCGTGGTGCAGGCCACGACGGCGGTCATGCCGTTCGACCTGCCCACGGGCACCAGCCTGTACGCCGCCCTGATAGCCCGCTCGGGGGTGACGCTGGGCAGCACCACGGACGTGACGATATCGTTGAACGTGATCTGGGGCTGATGCCGTGAACGCGTTTTCCAACAGGCCCTGGTTATGGACGGGTAAAAGCGGCCGTTCATCACCGTCGTTCGAACGGAACTTCATGGGTGGCTCACTCGGCGTGGGCGCGGTGTTCTCACGTGCCTCATCTGGTTGGTACACCAATGCCAGCGGAACGCTGGCCTCGGCGGCGATCAATGCGCCGCGCTTCGATTACGATCCGGTGACGTTGCAACTCAAGGGTTTGTTGCTTGAGGATACGAGCACGAACCTTGCGTTGCAGAGCGAGAACCTGGCGAACGCGGTGTGGATACTGGCGGCGGGTGTTGTCGTGGCACCCACACCAACGGCAAACCAGATCGCGTCTCCCAACGGAACCGTGACAGCTACGCGTATTGTTTATCCGGCGGTAACGGGTGCGGGGGCATACAGTTTCATATGCCAGGGCATTACCGCCACGGCGGCATCCTATGCGTTCAGTGTATGGCTGAAAGGCAACGCGGGCGGGGAGCAGATTTACCTCGGGGCGACAAACAACGTCACGTGGTATTCCGCGCCGCGCATCACTCTTACCACGCAATGGCAACGGTTCGTATTCGCCACCCCGGCGTTGACGGCGACGACATGGTATCCGTTGATCGGCACTGACCTGCGAGATGCAACGCAAACCAGCACGCCCGCGCAAACCATCTTCGCCTGGGGCGGTCAGGTCGAACTCAACTTCACATCCAGCTATATCCCGACCACGACGACGGCGGTGACACGCGCGGTGGATGTGTTGGGTTATCCGATTGCGTCGGTGACCGGGTTCAGCACGACGCAGGGTAGTTTGGTACATGAGTATATCATGGAAGGGACGCCGCTCTCGTACAATGGTCCCATTGCTTTTGTTGGGACTGATCCGAATAGTGATTTCATCCTCCCGGATCAAGGCGACGCGCAGGGGACAAGCGTGGCGCGTACTATAAATGGGGTTTCTGTCAATGCCAGCGGGACCGGTGTTGGTGCCGCCAACTGGGGCCCGTCACTGACGGTGTTTCGTGATGTATCACAACGCGGCGCCATGTCATGGGCCATCAACAAAAATGTTAACGCGGCGCATAATGCGATCCCGCATGATTTCAATTCGGTTGGTCCTCCCGCGTCGCTTCCCGTGATTGTTAAGCTGACCCTGTCTGGTCCGGTGATTTACCAATATTCCATGAGCCAGTGGGCACGACGCACGCGCTACTGGCCCCGGCAACTGAGCCAGAGCGAACTGATCAGCGCGACCACACTTGATGGTCCCACGTTATCGCTCGACTTCATGACACCCGGCACGCTCGACAGCCGTATCACGTTCACGCGCGCATCGACCGCGACCTATGTCAACGCCAGCGGATTGGTTCAGACGGCGGCGGTCAACGCGCCGCGTTGGGATTACAAAGCGGGTGTGTTGCAAGGTTTGCTGATCGAAGAACAGCGCGCCAATGTCGTCGCTCCGAGCGTGAACTGGGCGGCCAATCAGCCAGCCAACGCATCACAGGATGGCTATACGCAAAACATCGGCGTCAGCCCATCGGGCGCCAGTGATGCGATGGCGTTAATTCCTGGTTCGACGAACACCGTGCATCAGCTTTTCGTCGGCCAGCAGACTGGTGCGATCAACACGACTTATACGTATTCCGTCTACATGAAGGCGGCTGGAATTAAGTTGTGCAGGATAGGACTGGAAAACAGTTCCTACCCGACTTACCAGTCGGTGGTGTTCGACCTGTCGAACGGAACAGTTAGTAGTCAGGCACCAAATGGCTCGGGACAAATCCAAGCGGTGGGCAATGGCTGGTATCGGTGCTCCGCGAGCAATACATCCACCTCGACCGTTGGTGCTTATATCGCGAATATCGTTCCTTGTGATAACACCGGTAGCGCCGTGTTCGCGGGTAACAACGTCGATGGTGTATGGGTCTGGGGCAATCAGGTCGAGGCTGGCGCGTTCCCGACCAGTCACATCCCAACGACATCGGTGTCGGTGACCAGGGCGGCTGATGTCGCATCGATGCTAACCAACGTGAGTTGGTTCAACGCGAACTTCGGCACGTTGCAAGCTGAGTTTGTATATCTTGGTGAACCGATTGGTTCATATTCTCATGTCACATCTTTGACTGGAGCCATTGTAACTACCGATTTCATCAGTCTTTATGTGCAACAGGATAATCTCGCGGGTAACATGGTAATCACGGCGAACGGAAGTAGTGTTGTATCTGGTGGCGTCATGGGCGCTATAGCAGTTGGAGCCGTGCGGAAGGCGGCAATCGCGTATCAACAGGCAACAGCCAAGGGCGCGGTTGGTGGAACCATGATGGCATTGAACCCATGGAATGGTTCGCTTCCTGTCATTACAACGCTTAAATTCTTTGGTGATCAGGTTGGATACCAGTCCATGCCAACCGGCTATATACGCCGCGTGACCTACTGGAACCGCGCCCTGTCCGACACCGAGATGCAACAGGTGACAATATGACCACCGCTGACCGAGACAAACTCAACGACGCGATCACCGCTGCGATCCTCAACCAACTTGGTGCGCACGCTGAAATGGTGGGGGACGCTATTGTCATTCCTGGGCGTGGTGCCACGGATGTCGATCTGTTGATCGACGTCGAGCGGATCATCGATGCGATCCTGCCCGTCATCGAGAAGGTGACGACATGAACGACTATCGTATGACGTTCCCCGTGACCGCGCTCGTCAGTGGGGTCGCGGGCGTGTTCGCGTTACGCGAAGAACTTGAACGCGATGCACCCGGTTCCGCGCGGAACGCGCTCGGCGATCCACGTGATGCGAGCGGTGACATCGTCATCCGTGACACCAACCTCGATCCATCCGTGCCACCACCCGATGTCTGGTACGGTCGACCGGGGAGTGCCGCGACGAGCTACACCGATCCGAATGGTGACGTGGTACAGGTGCCCGCGCGTGGTGATCCCGCGCTCTATTACGTGCATATCCGTTCCGGGCAGACGGCGCGCGGGTTCCGTCCCGACCAGTATGGTATGCAGGACTCGGATGCCGTGGACAGCGCCGCCGTGCTTGGGATCTGGCTGGGTGACGAGGTGCCGACGGCGGCGCGTGGCGCCAGGGATGGGAGCAGGCGAAAGTAGATGGTCGCGTTCGCGGTCAAGGATTTCGGAGGTGAGATACCCAGGCGGGAGCCCAGGCTCCTGCCCGACAACATGGCTTCGCGCGCCACCAACACCGACCTGGCGCACGGGCCCTTGAACGGGTTGCCGCAGCCCGAGCCGGTCATCGACCTGTCCGGCAAGGCGACCTGGGAGGTACGCAAGGCCTATCGCGTGCCGGGTCCCAAGCCTGGGGACCCCGAGGAATGGCTGCCCTTGCCGAGCGAGTTCTCCTGCGTCTGCGTCTCGCCTCTGGCCAACGACACGCTGCACCGGGTGTTCTGGACCAACCCGCCCGGCGTGCCCGACGCGGGCGCCTGGTGGAATACTTACGACCGTATTAAAAATGGCGACCCACACTACAGCCTGGGGTTCATCCCCGTCGATCCGTCGGACGCGGCGGCGCCCGTCGTGTCACCCATTGGCGGCGGCATCCCGGCGCTCGTCCCGAATGGCGCCACCGTCGTGACCCCAGGCGCCAACTACACGCAGAACACCGTGCTGGAAGTCCCTGGTGGCGTGCTTGCGTTCGGCCACCTGCCGCAGCGGTTCCTGCTGAACACCACGCAGGCGGTGAACGTCGGCATCGCCAGTGCCGGCACCGGGGGCACGGACGCCGCGTCGGCGTTGTTCCAGGGCACCACGGGTGAGGGGGCGCAGATCGAGGTGCACCTGCAGGTCGTCGGCGGCGCCCTGGTGTCGGTGGTCGACGTGCCGTTACCCGGCACTTACAACACCAATCCCGTCAACCCGGCGAACGAGCCGGTCCGCCTGATCGACGCGGGACCGGGAGCGGTCGGGCCTACCGGCGCGGCCGTGAGGTTCGACATGGGCGCCAGGGACCTGATGCCGATAGGGCCCGACACGCACTACACCACCACGCCGGCCAATCCGATCACGCCCACGCTGATTTCCGGGACGGGCTCGGGCCTCACGTTCGACGTGCATTACGATCCCAGCGGCGACGCGCCACTGGAGGACCGGTCCTACTGTTATACGTTCGTCGACTCGCTGGGCACCGAGAGCTCGCCGTCCGCGCCTTCCATCGTGAAGTCGGGTGCCACGGACGCGGTATGGCACGTGGCCAACCTGCCCGCTTCGGCGCCGCCCACGCCGTCGGGCAAGAATTACCCACCCATCGTCACGACCAGGCTGTATCGTACCGTTGCCGGGGTCTCCGGCGGCGCCACGTTCTATTTCGTGGTCGACCTGGCCATCGGCATCACGGTCTACAACGATACCATCCCCAACACGACGGTGGTGCAGAACAACATACTGGCATCGGTGAGTTTCGCGCCGCCCGTGGAAGACCTGGACGGGCTGATCTCGATCCCCGGTGGCATGCTGGTGGGCTTCACCGGCAACACCATCCACTTCTGTGAACCCAACCGGCCCAACGCGTGGCCGGCGGGCTACGACCAGAGCCTGCATTATCCCATCGTGGCGCTGGCGCTATGGCAGCAGTCCCTGGTCGTGCTGACCTCGGGGTTCCCCAGCACCGGCACGGGCAATTCCCCGGCGCAGTACATCTTCGCGCAGATCCAGACGCCGGAGCCATGCATCTCGCGCGGCTCGGTGGTGACCGACCTCGCGGGGGTCTATTATTCCTCGCCCAATGGTCTGGTGGCGCTGAATTACTACGGCGCGCAGAACCAGACGCTCAGCAACCTCACGCGCGAGATCTGGATCAAGCGGTTCCACGGGGATAACCTCGTCGCCTGCCGCCACCGCGCGCAATACCTCGCGATCAACGGCACCGGCATGGGCTTCCTCATCGACTACACCGAGGAACGCCTGGGGATATGCTCGGTGTCGCCGTTCGTCGACGTGGTCAGCATCTGGAACGATGTCTACACGGGCGACGCCTACATCATGGCCAACGAGGTCGTGTACAAATGGGACAGCATGGACACGCCGCCGCTGATCTACCGCTGGCGGTCGCGCGAGTTCTACTTCGCCAGTCCGGTGTCGCTGGGCGCCTGCCAGGTATCGCTCGATCCGGAGGTGCTTGATCCGGCGCCGACGGATGTCGTCCCGCCGCCCGACACGCCGATGGAGAACCTGACCTTGCCGCCCGGCGTCAACGCGCGGTTCCGGCTTTACGCCGGTCCATCGCAGGACCTGATCCACGAGGAGTGGCTGCAACAGACACGCTGCATCTTCCGCTTCCCGTCGGGGCGCAAGGCGTTCAACTGGCAGTTCGAGATCATCGCCAGATGTTCGATCCACAGCGTCGAACTCGCGTCGACGATGCGCGAACTGAAGACCGTGTGATGGCGCTCAACCCAAACCAGGTTTCCCGGAACTTCAACGTGCCTTCGATCAGCCAGCCGATCAGCGACCTGCAATCGTTGGTGACGGTGGCGAGTCAGCTACGCCAGGGTGTCGAGTCGCTGGGCGGCCATCGCGGTAATCCGCTGGACCGCGCGGTCACATTGAACGACCTGGTCAGGCTTGGCCTGGTGACCGAGGGCGATATCGGGGCGAAACTGAAATGAGCCAGCGCGAGATCCGCATCAACCATCCCGGCGACGGCGACTGGGTCATGGGACGCATCGAGGGCGTGTTCAACGAGAAGACCGACCACGTGGTGGCCATGCACCGCGACGGGAAGACCGTGGGCGGTGTCGTGTTCACGGGATATCTGGGTTCCTCGCTCATGATGCACTCGGCGGGGTCGAAGGATAACTGGGTGACGCGCGACTTCCTCTGGATGATCTTCCATTACGCGTTCGCGCAACTGAACTGCCGCAAGGCCATGGGGCTGGTGAAGTCGACCAACCATGTCGCGCTGCGCGTCAACAAGCATCTTGGCTGGACCGTGGCCGCCGTCATCGACGACGTCTATCCCGACGGGTCGGACCTGGTGATCATGGAGATGACCAGGGATCAGTGCAGATATCTCAATCTAAGGCCGCGTCACTACCGTAGTAACCTCCTGCCGGAGAACGTGTCATGAGTAAGGGCCGGGCGCCCGCTCCACCGGACTATTCGGCGGTGTCGGCATCCTCGCTGGAGGCGGCGAAGATCGGCGCGCAGACATCGAAAGACCAGCTGGACTGGGCCAAGCAGCAATACGCCGAGGAGGCGCCCCGGACCCAGGCGTTCATGCAGAACATGATGGACGCGTCGAACCTGTCGATGGACGCGCAACGCCAGAACATGGCCAACGCGCAAACCGCGCAGCAATACTACGAGAAAACCTACCGGCCCATGGAAGGCGCGTTCGCCAAACAGGCTCAGGACTACAACACGCCGGGACGGGCGGACCAGCGCTCGGCGGCGGCGCAGGCCGACGTGGCCAACGCCTTCTCGGGTCAGCGCAACGCCGCGCTGCAGACCCTGGAGGGGTTCAACATCGACCCCAGCCAGGCCCGCTACGGCGCGCTCGACCTGGGCGCCCGCATCCAGCAGGCCGCCGCCCAGGCCGGCGCCGGGACCCAGGCGCGCAACCAGACGGAAGCCACCGGGCTGGCCCTGCAGGGCGAGGCGATCAACATCGGCCGTGGCTACCCTGGTCAGGTGGCGCAGTCCTACAGCACCGCCGAGGGCGCCGGGCAGGGTGCCGCCAGCCAGGGGGGCGCCGGGATCAACGCCGGGCTGAACACATCGTCGACGTACGGCAACCTGATGGGCACGCCGACGCAGTGGCAGGGGCTGAGCAACACCTCCAACATGAACGCGGCCAACATCATGAACACCAACTTCCAGAACTCCATGGCCGGGTTCAACGCCAACACCGCCATCGCGCAGAACCAGGCCTCCGGCGTGGGCGGGCTGGCGGGCGCCGCCGCCGGTGTCGCCGCCATCGCCATCGCGACATGATCGACCAGGACAAACTCACCGAGGCGTCGCGCGGCGCGCTCGCCAGGGGCATCCGCGTGCTGCAGGGATGCCGGCTGGACAAGGACGACCGCGAGCACATGGCGATCCTGCTGGGGCACATGGCGCCCGACCAGGACTCGACCTGGGTGGACATCGGGTGCGGGTTCGGCGAGCCGGTCCGTTTACTACGGGAGTTACGTCCCGACCTGAGGTTCTGGCTGGTCAACAACAATTCGTTCCAGTTGTCGCAGGCGCCGCCGGACGTGGCGACGTTCTGTTGCGACATGCACGAGCTGCCGTTCGACGAGGCGTCGTTCGACGGCGCCATGTTCCTGTATTCCCTGTGCCAGTCGGACGGGTTCGTGCACGCGCTGCGCGAGGCGTGGCGGGTGGTGCGGCCGGGCGGTAAGCTGTTCGTGTTCGACTGCGCCCGCTTCGGCGCCGAGGATGATGCGCTATCGTTACAACATCTGGGCGCGCGCTTCATCCCGTTCGACAGTTTGCGCGTGGTCAACCGCGTCGCCGGGTGGGACCTCGAAGCATTCCTGCTGCCCCAGGGCAGCAACGAGGTGTTCCGCTCCATGTTCATCGATCCGGATCTGCATGACCGGATCTTCTCGGGGGTGCGCCCGATCATCTGGTGGGCGCGGCGCAGATGAGGTTGATGGACTACTCGCCGCTGGACCGGCACGAGAAGGTCGGGCTCTCTTATTCGGGAGGCAAGGACAGCCGTGCGTGCATCCAACTCCTCAGGAACTGTCTCCATGAGATCACCATTTACCACCTCGACACGGGCGACCTTCTGCCCGAGATGCGAGAAAACGTATCGCTTGTTGAAGCATTCGCCCCTCGGTTCGTTCGCATCGAAACGAACGTTACAGGATGGATCGCGGCAAACGGATTGCCAACGGACCTCATGCCTTACTCGCATCATCCTGTCGGCCGACTCATGGGCGAGGCAAAAAGCGCGCTCTCTTCGCGATACGACTGCTGCTACGCCAACCTGATGCTGCCGCTGCTTGAGCGCATGCGCGCCGACGGGATCACGCTGATCATACGCGGCAGCAAGCGCGCCGACATGCCCCGCCTGCCTGTCATGTCGGGCGCGGTCGCGGACGGCATGGAGCTATGGTTGCCGGTGCTGGACTGGACGCACCAGGAAGTGCTGGATTACTTACGCTCCGAGAACGTGCCGTTGCCCAGGCTTTACGATCACATGACCGGCTCGCCCGATTGCGCGCGGTGTTCGGCGTGGTGGAGCGAGGGGCGCGCCGGCTATCTCAAAGAATACCATCCGGAGATATGGGCCGAGTACGACGCGCGGTTGCAGGTCATCATCGACGCCATCGCGCCCTCCCTGGCCCGGCTCCGGCGTGAAGCGGGGGTAACCTGACCATGGCGTTTCCACTGGGTTCGTTCTCGGATGGGCTGTTCAAGGGCGCGCAGAGTATCTTCAACCTGTACGACTCCTACCAGGGCGTTCGGCGCCAGGTCGCGCTCGACGAGATCGACAGGAAACGCGAAGAAGATCGGGCGAAACAGGAAGCGCTGGAGAAGCAACAGGCCGGGGTGAGCGAGGTACCCGGCCAGCAGGGTTTCCCTGGCGCGCAGCAAACCCCGGCACCCCCGGGCGGTCCGGGAGCGCCGGCGCAAACCACGTTACCGGCCGGGCCGGTCAGCGCCAAACCCACCGAGAGCGGACCGACGGGTGGCGAGCCGGGACCGGGCGATGTCGAGCCGGGGCTGACGCCTACGACCACGGGAGGTGCGCGACCACCATCGGTTTATCCTTCGGACGCGACGCTGAACCGGCCGAACGGAACATTCAGGACGGATAACGGCACGCTGCCTTACGGTGGCTACGACGTATCGACGGGACTTCCCCGGCCGCAATCACAGATGTCGGGCTCGCCCTATAACGCGGCGGGTGTGCCGGGTAAGCCAGGTTCTCCCTCGGGTCCCGCTGTCGGCGTTATGTCGCAGCCGCCGACGCAGATGTCGGGTTCGCCCTATAACGCGGCGGGTGTGCAAGGCGCACCGGGTTCTCCCTCGGGCGCGCCTGTGTATCCGCCGGCACCCGTGGGTGCCAGTCTGGGCCTGGGCACAAGCCCCAGCGCGTGGGCGGGTCGGAGCGGGATCACTAACGCACCCATAGGTGCTACGGTCTATCCGCCCGCGCAATCGCAGATGTCTGGCACGCCTTACAACGCGGCGGGCGTCGCCGGTCCGCCGGGGTCTCCCTCCGGACCGCCACCGCCCTACCAGACCATGCAGGATCCGAACGCGCCGATCTCCCGCACGCAACCGGGTCAGCCTTACACGCCGCCACCGCAACAGGGCGCGCCGTTCAACCCTGGCAACCCCGCCGTGCCGGGAGGTACTCCTGGAACGCCGGGCGGGCGCGTGCCGCTGGCGGCCGGGCCGCCGTCCCTGGGCGGACGCCTCATGGGGATGCTCAACCCGATAGGGTCCGCGCAGGCCGCCGAGCCCACGGGTCAGGAGCAACCCACCAGCCTGGCATACGCGCCCCCGGCCCCGGTCGGCACCGCCGCTTCGAACACACCGGTGCAGATCCCGCCACCATCGCAACCGCCCCCGGCCGCGCCCGCCGCGCCCGCCACCGCGCAACCGACCGCGCTCACACCCGCGCAACCACCCACGGCGGGTGCGCCGGCGCACCCGCCACCGGGTCCGGTCGTGGTCGCGGGCACCGGCGGAACGGTCGAGCAGTCGCAGGCCACGCCACCCTTGCTGGCGCCACCCGTGGATTACGGCGCCTTGCGGCGCGCCGAGCACGCGCATCCCGACAAGCTGGCCCTGATGGACAAGGCCATTCAGGCCGAGGGTGCCCAGGGCCTCGACCGCGCGTTCATGGCGGCGACCATCGAGCGCGAGAGCCAGTGGAAGTCAGGGCTTACCCATGGCACGGGGAAGAATGGCGTCGTCACCGACGCGAAAGGATTAACGCAGGTCATAGGCGATACGCGAGACCTTATCGACCCCCGGCACGAACTGAACCCGCTGGACGATTACGACAGCCTGCGTCTCGGTGTGCGATATTATAAATACCTGGCGACGGGCGACAGTACTTTCGGTGGCCTCGGTTACAACACGGTGCAGGCCGCGTTCGCCTATCGGGCTGGGCCGCATCGCCTGCCAGACGTGGCGCGCATGGGTTGGGACGGTTACGCCGCCAGCAGCGTGGAGCGCGCGGACCAGGTGCAGAACATGAAGACCATGTTCCCCACCACGCAGCTCACCACGGCCATGGTTCCCGGTGGCACGCCGGAGCATAAACCCTACAACGTGCCGGAACTGGTGGCGGCGAACGCGGCGGCCGGGCCGGACGGGGTGCTGGAGAAGCTGCAGCAGTCCGGTCCCGCCGGGCTGGGCGACACCGACCGTTGGCGCGGCATGCAGTCGGCGATGGAGCACTACCTGATCATCAGCGGGCGTCCCGAAATGGCGGGCATGGCGCAGGAGTGGGTTGCCCAGGTCAGCCACCAGGGCGCGGTGTCGCATCTCATGGCCGCCGATCAGGCGTTGCTGGCGGGCGACACGCAGGGCGCCATAAACCATGTGCTGAAATCATACGCGTTCTTCCCCGACGGCGCCTACGCGCGCGCCGGCATGGATAAGAACGGCGAGATCTGGGCTTATAAAATCGCCGACGGCAGTCATGGCGACCCGATCAGCAGTCCGTTACATATCACGCACGAAGTCCTGGCGCAGAAGATGATCGAGCTACGTAATCCGCAGACCTATACCAAGGTCTTGCAGGATCATCAGAAGGTCAACGCCGAGATCAACCTGCACAACGCGCAGGCCAGGTGGGCGAACGCGCGGCCTGAGATCGAAACCCAAAAAGCGGAGAACGTGGGTCTGCGGACGCAGGCCGCGATAGACAAAGCCAACGCGGATATCGCGATGAAACAACAACAGCTGCAGCACAAGACAGAGGTGGATAAAGCTCGTGGCGAGCGGGATAAAGACGTCTCCGGTATGGTGAAGGATTACTATCCGCCGGGAGAGATACCGGCGGGGACGGACGCCGAGGAATACGCGCGTTCCGGGTCCATCTTCAAACAGCTTATCATGACACCATCGGAAGGCGGCGCCGGTATAGCCGCGCCGGCCGCCAAGTATTTCGCCGACGGATTATCGGCGGGTGCGAGGCCAGGCAGTCCGACCGCGCGTCAGTTCAGCCTGCAGGCGGTCACCGCCAAGGACGGCACGCCGGGTTACGCCATCAAGAACCAAAAAGGTGAGATTGTTCAGTCCATACCTCACGCGGCGGGCGAAGGGTTGAAGGCACTCATCGGCCTCGCCGGATCGGAACCCTTGAGGGCCCCCGGCGTACCAGCTCCGGCGCTGACGCCCACGCCGCTATCACCGGCACGTCCCACGGGTGGCGCGCCCGACATGATGCCGTCGGTGGTCAACCCCCAGAACACGGGCATCGGCGCGGGCGCCGGGACCTATGGCGCGCTACAATCCGGCTACGGCCAGGACCTGACCGGGCTGCCCAGGCGACGGGTGGCATGAGCCATGGCCTTCGCCCCGAACACCGACACGCTCACGCGTGAGCCAGAGCCCGAAGAGCAACCCAGTCAGTACGACGTCGCGTTCCAGAATGACTTCAACCGCCAGTTCCTCCCGTCGCAGGGCGGCTACGGCGGCCAGCCCACGGGCCTGCCCACGACACAGGCTTTCACGCAGCCATACGCGCAGCCCATCCCGACACGGCCCACTCCAGAGCAACCCGGTGCGCTGCCGCGCACCGCGCTTCCGACACCAACAACACCGCGCTATCGCACGCTCAGCCTGGATGAGGCCAGGGATGCCACGCCGGGCGAGACGTATGGCCACTCGGGTGTCAGCGACGAGTCGCGCGAGCGGGGGTTCTTCGGCGACCTGTGGACTACGATCCAGCATGGTGGCGGCGGCGCGCTCGAAGGCGTGCTGGGCGCCGCGCGCTACTTCGAGGACAAGGTCGGCGCCGACCCGTCGACCAAGGCATGGACCGACCAGCAGCGCGACAACGTCAGCCAGTGGATGGACAAGCTGCTTGAGGAAGGCTCGCCATCGCTGAAACGTGGCCTGTCGGCCTCGATGTTCGGCGGTGTCGACGCGCAGGGTAACCACATCCCGACGCCGGGCGAGGTTGGCTACCTTACCTACATGCGCGCCAACGCGATCAACCTGATCCCCGACATCGCCATGACGCTGCTGCCCGCCGCCCTGGTGGGCAGGTTGGCGATCAAGGCGATGTCACTGGTGGGCGCGGCGACGAAGGTCGCCAGAGCGGGTGGCGTCGTCGGCGAGATGGGCACGTTCGGCCTGCAGAACATGGGCGAGCAGTACAACAGCGCCGTCGAGACGCTGAAGAACACGCCCGAAGCCACGATGATGCAGTCGCCGGCCTACGCCGAGATGCGGCGCGGCGGTTATTCCGACACCGAAGCGAAGGAGTTGCTGAAAAAGCAGGCCATCGACCCGATGATGCTGGAGGCGGCACTGGTCGGCGCGGCGGCTGGTCAGGGCGCCATGAGCCTGGCCGCCAGGGGCGTGCTGGGCAAGCTGGGTGGCAAGGGGCGCCTGCTGGGCGCGGTGGTGGGGGGTGGCGAGGGCGCGGCGCTCATGGGCGGCCAGGGCGGCGCCAACGTAGCCATCGGTCAGCAGTTCCAGCAGGGCATCGGCACGCGGCAGGAGTTCGACCAGGGTGCCATCGCGCGGGGTGTCGCCAGCGGCGCGCTGACGGGCGCGGTCATAGGCGCCGCCGGTGGCGCGCTGCACCCGGTCAGACCGGAAGCACCCCAGGTCAGACCCCCCGAGGGCGTGCCACCCGACGCGGTGGCGGCACTGGGCGAGGCGCTGGGGCCACCGCCGCCACCGCCACCTCCGGCGTTCGACCCCACGACGCCGGGCCAGGGCATGCTGCCCGGCATGTCGGGCCAGGGCGAGATGTTCACCGAGGGTCAGGCGGGCGCGGGGCAAGCGCCGCGCGAGCCGGCCATAGCCGGCGTGCAGCCAGGGCTCCCACCGGAAGCATCGCAAGGCAACCTGTTCGACCCCACGACCCAGGTGCGTCCGCCAGCGCCCACGCAGGGCGAGATGTTCCCGCGTGAACCGCCGCCACCCAACACACCCGTGGAGCCACCGCCAGCCGCTCCACGCGGCGGCGGTGGGGCCGCGCCACCAGAGTCCACACCACCGGTTACTCCGGGAGTAAAACCCCAGGCACCGGGCGAGCGCCCGTCCAAGGGCAAGACAAAATCCGAGATGGTGGACGTGCTGGTCGGCGAATACGGCGCGTCGCCGACACAACTTAAGAACATGTCGCCGAACGACGTGGCCACGCGCTACGACCGCGAGGAGCGGCGTAAAGCGGCGTCGACACCGACTCCGCCAACCTCTACCGTCGAGCCGGGCGTTCCCGCATCACGCCCAGAGCGGTCCGAGGGGTTGGTTCCCCCGAGGGAAACCGTGGCTCCGCCGGTGCCGGAGACTTCACTCCCTTCGGCACCGGCTACCGAGCGCCCTTCGACGGCCCAGGCCGATCTGGAAGCGCGCATGCGCTCGTCCGCCGAAACGTTACGCAAGACGCGCGAGACCGTGGCCGCCGGACCCACCGAGGAAGAACTGGCGACCCTTGTCGATACGAAACAAAGCGGGAAAACTCCGGAGGCCCCGGTCCCGGCCGAGAAACCCGCCGTCGAGAAGGCGGTCGCGGCATCCAAGGGCCGCAAGAAGCAACCCACCGTCGTCATCCCGGAGAAGAAGGCCGGACCCCAGGCCTACGTCGCGCGCGAGGAAGAGACCGCCGCGCCGACCACGGATGACCTACAGACCGTGCGCGCCGCTGAACTGGCGCGGGGCCAGGCGCTCGCTGACATAGAGACCGTGCGCAAGCAGGCCATGGGAGGGCTGCCGCCAGGGACGCCCAGGGGCAAGGCCATGACGGAGGCACTGCGGGACCTGGGCAACCTGGTGCACATGAGCAACGGCTCGCGCGAGCAACTGGTCGATATCGCGCATCGTATCATGGCGCCACGCGCCGGCGGCACGGAGGTCACGCAAAAAGCCCGCGAGGATCTGGCGCAGCTGTTCCACAAGAAGGTCATGGGCGAGCGTCTGGTCACGCGCACCGGCGATGAACCCACGCGTAGCGAAGCCTCGGTCGTACGCGAGGAGGAACAGAAGCGCGGCAAGGTTGATAAGCCCACGTCCGCTGAAGGGATCGAGGAGACCGCCGTGGGCGGTGGCGAGGGTGAGAGCGCCGGATTGACCATGGCACTCGATACCAAGAACAAACCCGTCACGGTCGCGCATGTCCAGGAGCGCAAGGCCGCCGACTACATCAACAAGGTACTCGATCCGACCGATCCCATGACGGTCGAACAGGCACAGGCCGAGTTCGACAAAAAGGGCACCGTGGGGCGACCGCGCAACGCCGATGCCACGAGCCTGGCCGCCGCGTTCGACGCCGAGATCAAACGCGTGAGCAACCCGCTGCTGGCCGAGACGCACCGGAAGCAACTTGACGCGCACCTGTTGGCGGGCGCGAAGAAGGACATGCCGGGCGCGAAACAGAAACCCCGGACCGCCGAAGCGGCGAAGGAGGCCCGCGAGAAATACGCCGAGCGAACCAAAATACTGGAAGGCAGACTGGCTCAGGTCGCGCCCGAGCGCATCGCGGCGCTGAAGGAAGCGCGGGCCAGGATCGTGGACCCCGTGGGTACCGTCGCCGATCAGGCGCAGGCCATGGCCACGCGCGCGGCGTTCAGGGAGAGCCTGGCGAAGCGTGGCGGCGGCGAAACGCTGGAACACGCGCCAACGTCCACGGGCATCGATCCCACATCAGCCAATTCGTTACGGGTATTAACGGACTCGCGCCTGACCGCCGGCGTGGAACACGCGATACGCACATCGGAACAATACGATGTGCCATTCACCGACCAGGATCTGGCGCGCAACATCATGCAGGACCCGCTGGTCATCGCGGAACGTCCTGATCTGGCGGCACTGGCCCGGCAACTATACAAACTGGCGCGTGGTATTCCCGTAGTAACGGCGGAACGAGGGCACGAACTGGGCTATATCGGTGATAAGGACATCGGCCGGATAAGACAACGGACTTACGGCCATTACGAACAGGATCCCGGCCTCGAACATATCATGGTCAACCTTGACCTGGAGCATCAGCATGGGACGCACCTGGAGACGGCGCTGCATGAGATGGTGCACTCGGCGTTCTTCCATTACATAGAAACTTTACGGCAGCACGACCCAGGACATAAAGATCTTCAGGCCCTGCACGCGATAGCGGAGGCGCTCAGGGAAGGTTTCAGCGATAAGCTGGCCGTGGGAGAGTTCGGTAAGAATGTCCCGGAAACCAAACGCCAGGCTGAAAGCATCATGTATGCGCTAAGCAACGAGCATGAGTTGCATACGATGCTGATGACCAACGCGGACTTGTGGTCTTTCGCCAATAGCCTCGTGGCGTCGGACAAGTTCCGTAAGAAAATGACGTCGCTTGGTATGCAACCGCGTCCGCGCGGGCGGTCCGTATGGAGTAGTTTCGTTGATCTGGTACGTGATGGGCTGGGGTTACGCAGAGCCCAAAGCGGCGCCGAATACACGCTGCTCGATCATATCATGCAGCCCGTCACCGACATCGCGCAGCGTGCCGCGAAGTTCAACGAGAAATACCTGCACCCCGATCCCCGATTGCGGGCCGACTCGGCACCGCTGGCGTGGTCCGCGCACGAGGCATTCGGCGAGCGCGCCAGCCACGTGGCCGAGCGCACCCTGGACGCGGTGGGCGATAACCTCAAACCCGGCGCGTTCCGCAACCTGCTGTCCACCATTCATTTCGACCGGCTGATTGATCGCTTCCGTAGTAAATTCCAGGACGGCGACGTCAACCACGCCGTGGCCATCCGCACGGCGCAGGAACACGCCCAGGTGGCGAGCGACCGCTTCCTGCGCAAGTTCGCGCCAAGGTTCGCCGAGGTCGCGCGCGAACTTGTGAAGCACGACGACGTGGCCGAACTGATGAACGACGCCGGGTATGCCCGCGCGGCCCTGGGCACGCGCGAGGCGGACGCCAACGCGCACCTGACCACGCCCGACGAGCGCGCCCAACTGAGTGCGTTGCAGTCGCGCTTCGACGCCATGACGCCGGAGAAGCAAGCCCTCTATGTCAAAACCCGTGACCTGCTGACCGAGAAATACGCCGTCGAGCGGCAGGCGGTGGCCGACAACCTGGTCAATCGGTTCATGCCCAACGCGACCGACGCCGAGAAGGCACTGATGCGCCACACCATGGCCAGCAAGGAGCGGCTGGACGCGTTCCTGTCCGACCCCGACAACGCCGCCATCGCCCAGGATCATAAGCGCATAGCCAGGGGCATGGCCAAACTGACCCGCATGGGCTTCGTCGACGGGGACTACTTCCCGATGCGCCGCTACGGTGACTTCGTCGTCGAGTATGGCGGGCAACCCGGCGACCCCGGATACGGCGTGCAGTTCTTCGAGAAGCCGAGCGAGGCGGCGGCGTTCCGTAACAAGCAACTGGCCGACGGCGTGGCCGACGTCCAGGACGTGCGCGAGCGCAACGATATCGTGGCGCAACGGCAGATGCGCCTTTCCCCCGTGGTCGATGAGATGATCGCGGCGGTCCGGCGGGACCCCGCCTTGCGGGCGCATGCCAACGCGCTGGAGGAAATGGCGGCGCACCTGCAGATGCAGTACGCGTCCGGCCAGGAGCGCGCCACCGCCAGGCGCCGCTACGTGGCGGGCGCGTCCAAGGATGTGGCGCGTGCCCTCGGCACCGACCTCCAGGCATCGGGCCGGCGCATCGGCACCATAATGCACGGCGGTGAGCGGGACGCGGCCTTCGAGAGGATGAAGGCGTTCAACGACCAGCGGGCCGGCGCCGGGGATGGCGACAGCGTGTTGCGCGACCAGCTTTACCACGAGCTACGCAAGCGGTTTCAGAACGGTGACGAACTGAACCACGCGGGTGGGTTCGCCCTGGCGCGGAAGGTCTCGGCGTTCGGCTACGCGCAGAGCATGATGAGCCTGTCCCGCGTGGCGGTCGAAGCCGCCGAGATGCACATGAAGATGGCCGTATTCATCGGAGCCCGGCATGGCTTCGGACGCGCCGCGTTGGAGTTGAGTCGGTCGCTCAAGGATCTCGCGCCATCCATCATAGGCAAGGGTGCCAGGAACACGCTCGACGCGCTGATCGGCAAGCCGCTCAGCTCGGTCAACTACGATTTCGCCGAGATGGCCAAACAAAGATTACTGACCAGGGGTTACGACGGTAGTGAAGTGAACCGGTTCTTCAAACACTTCACCGACCTCGGGTTGTTCGGCAACACTGAGGCGGCGTCGCTCAGGGAACTGTCGCGTCCCACCACGGCCGGCAATCTGTGGGACCGCTTCCTGGAGATATCCAGCGCCACGACCCACGCCAGCGACGAGATGAGCCGCATCAGCGGCGCGTGGGCCGCGTTCAGGACGGCGCGCGGCAAGGGCGAGGGCATCAAGGACGCGATGGACTTCGCGGAGAACACCCTGCGCAAGGCGCCCAACTACTCGGTGGCCAACCGGGCGCGCATCACCACGGAGAAGGGCATGTTCGGCCGCGCGGCGGCGCCGATCATGCAGTTCAAACAATACGGCCTCAACGAGACCTGGCTGATCGCCAACCTGATGCGCGACTCGTTCGGCAAGGGCGTCGATCCGGCGGTGCGTAAGGAAGCCTTCCTGCAATTCACCGGCACGGTCATGATGCACTCGCTCATGGCGGGCGCGCTGACCTGGGTCGCCGATCCCGTGCGCTACCTGGGTGGCGCCTACGACCTGGCGACGGGTCACAAACCCAAGGATCGCGTGCTGGAGATGCGGCAGTGGCTGGCGAAGACCATCGGCCCCACCCTGGGTGAGATCGTGGGCCAGGGCGTGCCGCATCTGTTCGGCGCGGACATGTCGCACCGGCTGGGTGTGAACAACATGCTGAACATACCCCAGCTTAATGGCTACTCGCCGAAGGACTTCGCCGAGTTCGGCGGCCATCTCATGCTCGGCGCGGCGGGCGAGGACGTGGGCAGCATCGTGAGCGGCATGGCCAAGATGATGGACGGCGAACTGCGAGGCGGCGCGGTAGCCATGCTGCCACGCATCCTGCGCGACCCGGTCAAGGCTTATGGGCTCGCCACCAAGGGCGCTGTCGACGCGCGCGGCAAGCAGATCCTGGCACCGTCGAAGATCAGTCCGCTGGACGTGGCCTACCAGGCGGTCGGCATCGCGCCCTCCAGCGTATCCGAGGCGCGCATGGGTCGGCAGGCCATCGTCCAGGCACGCGACCATATGAACGAGACCCGGAGCAGACTGGTCCAGAGGTGGCTCGAAGCGGACCCCGGTGACCGCGCCGCCGTCATGTCGGACATCCGCCGGTTCAACGCCGACGGGAACGTCAACTTCGGTTCGAAGATCACCCATGATCAGCTGCTGCAGCAGCTGAACGAACGCCGGAAAGGCACGCTGCATCCGGGCGCGTTCGGCCTCAGGCTACCCAAGGCCGGCGAGCGTCAGCTCATGGAGACGGGGAGCTTCGCCAACCACTAGGAGTGTGTGATGTCGATTGGATTATTGTTCTGGGTGATCTTCGTCATCACGCTGTTGTTCGGCGCATGGGGACGGACACCGACCGGGCAGGTCTACTGGACCTCCTACAACGGCTGGGTTTACGCGGTGCTGATCTTCCTGTTGGGATGGCGTGTGTTTGGGTTTGTCATTCAGGGATGAACCCGTGATGGCCAGTAAATCGCACGCGAACTACGAACGGAACCGGGCATGGTACATCGCGCGGGAGACCAGCGAGGCGGGCAAGAAGAAGCGCGTCGTGCGCGACCAGGCGCGCACCGCCGAGATCAAGGCGGGTAAGATCTCGCCGCATTCGAAACTAACGGTCGACCATATCAAACCCTTGTCCAAGGGCGGCACGGATGCGAGAAGCAACCTGCGCATTGTCTCGGGCAAAGCGAACCGGCAGAAATTCAACAATTAAGGGAAGTCACAGATGCGGAACATCCTCCTCGCGGCCACCGCCCTCGTCGGTCTGGCGTTGCCCGCCCAGGCCACTCTGATCACCGGGTTCAGCCAGGAAAGCCTGACCAACGCGGTCTCCGCGACCGACGACGGGAGCGTGACGACCATCAGCATCGCGCCGGGGACCCTGGTCACCCTGGGCGGCGGGATCTTCAACGTCTCCGGGGCTTCCTTTGAGTTGACCGCGACATCCATCGACGCCGCCGTGAACAACGGCGGGATAATCCAGCAGCATTACAGCGGCAGCTTCTGTGTCAGCTCGGTGGCGGGATGCGGCGGCAATTACCTGTCCGGCACCTTCACCGACGCGGCGTTCGGCGCGAACGGCGGGGCGGGCCTCGTGGTTCAGGTAAGCAGCCCACCGGAAACCCTGGCGTTACTCTCCAACGTCGTTCCGGCCAGCGAACTGCTCGACCCGAGCTCGTTCAACCTGACGTTCGCCAACCTCGGTCCGGCGCTGCACATCGACGGCACGACCATTGGCGCGTTCACCTCCAGCTTCACGGGCGATGTGTCGGCCAGCGCGGTGCCTGGACGATAGAGCGGCGCGCTCGGTGCCTCGGCGCGCGCCGCCTCCACCTCCTTGCGCAGCGCGTCACGGGCGCGCTCGTAAGGGGTGAGCGGTATGAAGTGATTGAGTTCCACCAGCTTGGCCTCGATGGCGTCGGGGTGGCGCTTCACTCCATGCGTCTGGCACCATGACCACAGCGCCTTAGCGCTCAGCCCGTGCGTGACGTGGCCGCTCTTCAGCATGGAGATCTCGACCCTGGTCCAGGGCCCCTGGGCATGGCGGGCACCCGGCCGGGTGTGGGCCCACAGCTGGGCGTGTTCGTCCGCCGTCAGTTTCCGTAACATCCTTCCCCCTCTGTTTTACTACCGGATTAAGTCGGTCGGTGCCTTGCGTGCCTTCTTCGCTGGCGGGCGCGTGCCGGCGATGGGTTCCTCGGTGTTCAGCACGATGTCGGCGAGCCGCCCGGTCAGCGGGATGTCCAGGCACCATGTCAGCCCGCCGCCGCCGAACCCGGTGCCGGCGCCGATCACCTTGCGGTGTTCGAGCGCGCCCATCTTGGTCTTGAGGTGCTCGACGATGGTGCTGGCGGGACGGTTGCGATCACGCAACCATTCCTGGAACGCGGGACGCGAGACGCGCACCACCTTGAGCGCGTCGGCGATCTGCAGCCTGACCACGTTGCCCTTGGGGGAATGGATCGCCTCGACGCGCCCGCCGCCCAGCGTGGCGAAAGCATGCGTGCGCAACCGGTAATCCGCCTGCGAATAGATGAACTCGTTGACGATCTCCTCGATATCCATGCCGCCATCGGCCGAGACCAGGGTCCGCGTGGAGCGCTGCTCGCGCTGGGTCCTGAACGCCCTGGTCAGGACATCGTTGATGCCCTTCAGGTCGAAGTCGAACAGACCCAGTTTCCTGGCGATGGCCGCGCCCACCAGCGTGCATGCCATGGCGGTGACGCTGAACCGCTCGTCCTGCTGCATCTCCAGGCCGGTGCCAAGGGACTTCAGGATCGTCGCCAGCTTGGCCTGCACCTCGGGCAGGTGCGTGGCGACGTATTTGGCGAACACGCGCCCGGCATGGCCGTAGTTGGTCTCGCAGAGCTTGATGTGCTGCCCGGCCAGCGGATCGTAGGCCGTGGTCACCTTGGCCATCTCGATCTCCAGCACGCGCGCCATGCCCGAGTCGGTGCCATCGTCGCGCGCCAGCAGGTAGTCCTGGCAGGGCCGGTTGGAGGTGAACACCAGCATGGTCTCCCACTCGCCGACCTCGCGCAACGTCGTGTCGGAATGCAGCCGCGCGCGTTCCTTGCCCTGCGGTATCGTGAAGATCATCTCCACGAACTGCTCCTGGTAATCCTTGCGCACGCGTAGTTCGTCCCAGTAGCGTATCAGGATCCTGGGCTCGCTCAGACTGCGCATGACCGCGTTGGGCGTGTCCTGCATCGATTGCATGAGTTTGTAATCGCCCCATACCGACTGGCCCACCTTGATCGCGCTGGACTTGCCCACGCCGCTCTCGGTCGACCAGAAGTTCAGCGTCATGCCGCGCACGTCACCGCATAACGAGATCAGCATGGCACCGAACGAGGTGGCGATGATCGCCTGCAGGTCCGGCCTGCCGGTGCCTTCGAACAACTGGGCCGCGCGCTTCCAGTGCTTGATGTCGCCGGCCGGGCGATACATGGCGAGGATCTTGGGGTCACCCCCGGCCACGGCCTCCTCGCGCCCGTCGGTGCGGTAGAGCGTGCCGGCGATGGCGACGCCGCTGCGCTCGCCGGCGGCGTTGAAGTTCCATCCGAACGGCCTGACGACGTCGTTGCGCGTCGCCTGACGCATGCGTAACTGCGTGATCCACGCCATGACGAAGTCTCCAATATGCGCGGCGGTGTGGCGCGTGACCGCCATGCCCTGCCGCTCGAAATAGCCAACCGGGATCTGCGTGGTCATGTCGGCGGCGGTGCCCGATACCGGGTACTCCTTGCCCGCCAGCCGGTAGGTCATGGTCAGCCGGTGCCCGCCTATCGACACCGCGTCCAGCCTGGGGTCGGCCACGTCGCCCTCGAACAGCAGCTTCCACTCGACGTCCTCGCCGCTGCCTTCCCGCCGTTCGATGCGCGGCTCGCCGTTCACGGCTCTACGACGGTAGTTGAAAGGCAGGTCGTCGGCCTCGGCGCCAAGCACCAACGGGGTTTTGATCTGGCCCTTGAACGGACATGTGTCGCAGACACCTGGGCGGGTGGTGTCGTATTGCGCGCAGAGCGGCGCGCCGAGACCCTTGCGGTCGCGCTCGTCCTCGGCGCGCAGGACGGCGGCGTCCGTGTCGGCCGGGACATATCTGGGATCGCCCCTGGAGAACTCGTGGACGAAGTCGCGACCATCACTGGTGAACACGCTCAGCGTGATGTGCCTGAGATACCAGAGCGGATACGGATCGCCTTTGCCGTTACTGGCCAGACTGAGTTTGACCTGCTCGCACTTCTTCGCGATCTCGGAGAATTTATAGCGGCTCTCCAGCCCGCCATGCGCCGCCTGGTTGAGCGCCGCGTTCGGCGTGCCCAGGTGCGCCGGGCGCGGACCCAGCATGGTGATGCTGGCGCCGCCCGTGCCGGTGCGCGCCCTGGTCTGGGTCATGCCCATCCAGGGCGCCAGCGCGTCCGCGATCCACTGGTTCGGATAGTCCGCCAGGGTAAACCTGGGGAGCACCGTGACGGGCACGCCTTTGTCCTTGCCCGCTTTGAAGTTCATCGTCCCGGGCGGGCGCAGGATGCGGGCGCCGTCGACGGTGGGCCCGGTGTCGCCCACCCAGCCGTTGGCCAGCATGGCGTTCTTCAGGCTGTCGGCCATGGGCTGCCACGCGGCCAGCGTGATCGGGTCTTCGAGGATCCAGTACCAATGGAACCCGTAGCCCGAGTTGACCGCGAGGTTGGGCATCGGGATCGAGGTGGCCTTGCAAAATCCGACCAGCCACTCGATGGCTTTACGACGGTCGTGAAACGTGTTCGTGGGGTCCTTGCCGTCGCCGTCGCGCTTGACGTCGGCGTCCATCACCAGCGTGCGTATGAGATGTACGTTGGTCTGCTCGCGTCTGGCGCGCGTCACCTGATCGCCGCGCGTGTTGACGGATATCTCGGCCATGTTGAACGACGCGACCGCGTGATAGGCATCCACGCCGCGACGCGTGGCCCATCTTAAGATGTCCGCCGCCTGATCCGTTTGTGAAGGTTTGTAGCTGCGGTATGGCCATCCCGCTTTAGGGTTAGGACCGGGCCACGTGATCGTGAGATAATTGCCTTGCGCCGGAACCACACGCGCGAGAAATTGTTCCGTACCCGTGTTCGTTTCCTCGACCACTGAACTGACCTCCATGAATACGAAGGGCGCGGTTGCAGCCGCGCCCTTCGCAAGGTCAAACGTTCATCAAAGGTCGCGCATCAGATTGTCGATCTCTTCCTCCAGCGATGCGGGCGCGCCCTGGATGACGGTCGTCTGCGCGGCGACGGCTTCGGCCAGTGCCTGAGGCGCGGCCTGAGGCGCGGCCTGAGTCGCCACCTGAGGCTGTGCCACCTGAGGCTGGGCCGCGAACCCCGCCGTGCGCTTCGCCGCCACGGGCTGCGGCTGGGGCGCGGGTGGGGGTGCCGGAGGCGGCGGCTCCGGCGCGGGCTTCGGCGTCTCGGCCTCCATGGCGGCGGCGGGTGCCGGACGCGCCGGCCTGGGCGGCACCAGCGCCAGGTGCGCCGGACGCTCGCCCGGCACCAGCGGGTCCGCCGTGACGTCGGAGGTCTCTTCCTCCAGCATGCGCTTCACCTGATCGCCAAGCGCGTGTTCCTCGATCAGCGCGGTGTCTTCCGCCGACTCGACCCAGCGCATCGCCCTGAACACCAGTTCCTGGTGCGTGACGTCGGGGTTGAACGAGATGCGCGTGACCACCATTGACATGTCCGCCTGATTGCGCTCAAGCTGGCGCGAATAGGCGTCGAGGTTGGTCAGCGAGGTGGGCGGGATGTCCAGCAGCATGGCACCGCCGAACGTCTCGTTGGCGATGTCGCTGCCGGGGACCACGGCGATGCGGCGCCCGTCGCGGCATGCCTTGGCCTTGCGCCCGCTCTCGGTGGTCACCGACCCCCAGATGTTCTGCGGGCAGGTGGCGCAATGCGTGTTCTGCTTCAGCGCGCTGGCGGGATCGGGCGACATACCGTCGATGGAGAAGCAATCGGGGGCCCGGCTCTCGCCGTCAGCGTAGCCGCCGTTGAACCACTTCTTGCTGATCGCCGAGGCGACGCCCACGATGACGACATCGACGTGCATGACGGGCGCTTCGGGCAACGGGCGCCCGTCGTGACCGGTGCCCGCCGACATCTGGATGAGCGTCTCGTCACCCCGATAGCGCACGCGCCAGTTCTTGCCGCGTATCTTCAATACCGCGAACGATGCCTGCAGATTGGCACGCGCCGCCGCGTTCAGATTAAGACGGCGCGGCGCGTTGGCCAGATGCGAGGGCAGCGCGCCCAGGCTGACCAGTTGGTTACCACTCATTGTGTGTCACTCCTTGTGGATATTTACGAATTGTCGTTCGCGCGACGGACATTCACAACCCATTCCGACGCGGTTTCAACCCCTGGAATTGGCTCCTTGGTTTCCTTGATGAGTTCCTGCGCGGCCAGTTTGGAGACGCGCGCCTCCAGCAGATCCCAGGCCTCGTTGGCCCTGATGTAACCGAGCGCGGCCGGCCAGTCGACCACCTTGGCCGAGGTGCGCAGAGACTTATACGAGGTGCCGTGTTTGGATTTCATCGAGCTGAGACCGCTCTCGTTCATGGCCTCCAGCATGTATCCCTCAAGCCGTTCCATGAACGTTATGATAGGCGCGACCGAGGCCTTGTAGGCGTCCTCCATTTCCTTCTTCTTATCCCTGAGCAACACATAGCGTTCGATCATGTTGTCCATGGTCATCCGGGTGTTACGCACGACGGTGGTTCCGTTCATCTGGTCCATATGGTTTCACTCCTTATTTTACGACGGTAGTTACGTTTTTTCGTTTCGCGGGGGGTGGTAAACAAAAGGCACGTTACATCCAGCCTCATGCTTAAAATGCTTTATCCTGCTTATGGAACAGGTCCAGCAGACAATTCTGCATGCGCTGGCGGTCGCGCAAACGTGTGTAGGTGGCCCGCTCCACCGTGGTCCCCACCATGTGCACGATCATGGTCTTGTGTTTCTGCCCTGGTCGATTGATGCGGGCGTTGGCCTGCTCGTAAGTCTCATTCGATGTCGTCGGTGAATACCACACGATGGTATCGGCCTCGGTCAGTGTCAGTCCATGGCTCAGGGTTTGCGGATGCGCCACGATGATCCTTGGTGACTTCCCCATCTGGAAGTCGTTGAATATCTTATCCCGCGAGCCGCGCGACGTGCCACCGTGCACCGTCGCGATATCGTAATTATGTTTTCGTAGGTGTGTCGCCACACCGGTCAGCGCGTGCAGGAACGGCACCAGCACCAGCACCTTGCGTTCCGTCTCGTCCAGCACTTCGGTCAGTGCGTCGAGGCGTCCTTGCGCGGGAAGGGCATACACCGTCTTCGTGTCGGTATAAAGGAACCCGCACGACAATTGCAACAACTTATTATGCAGGACGCCCTGGTTCACGGCGGACACGCTTTCGTTCTTTTCTGTTAATATACGCGCCTTGTTGAACATCATCGTGTAGGCTTTCGCGGCATCGGTATCCAGCTTGACCGCGCGGTCGACGACCGAACACTCGGGCAGCTCCATCACGTCATCGCGGGTATACCTGACCGATGGCGACATCGCCGCGTGCACGATGACGTTGGCGTCGGGTTTGGGGAACCAGCGGAACTGCGATAGCTTCCGCATGGTGAGATCCTGGAAGGCCACGAACGAGCGGACCGTGCGCTCGGGCGTGAGCAGACGGACCTGCGCCCAGGCGTCCGTGGGCGCGTTGGGCGTGGGCGAGCCGGTCAGACCCCAGGCGAACCTGGTCGTATCCAGGCTGACGAGATCGCGCGCCGCCTTCCATAACTCCGTGTTACGGGTGCGATAGATAGCCAGTTCATCCAGGACCACGATGTCGAAGCCCGATTTTTGCACTTCTTGACCGAGTACCCGCAGCCCATGATGATTGATCACACAAATATCCGCACCTGATTTTAATAGTTTCAGGCGCTTTTCCTTGCTTCCATATAAAATACTCACACGTCGTTTTAACATGAGCTGGAACAACTCGCGTTCCCACACTGGAGTCAATGTAGATAGCGGGGCTATGATCAGGGCGCGACTGGCCTGTTTCGTGCGCATGAGCCAGTCAGTGGCATATATGACCGCGCGCGTCTTACCCGTGCCCATCGAGCTTAGCACATAACACCGGGGGCTCTCGGTGAGCAGCGCGGCGGTGGTACGCTGGATGTCCCAGGGCTGGGTGCCCGCCCAGTCGTAGCGTGTGAGGATGGGCGCCGGCACCGGCACGCCGACGTTGCGCGCCACGCGCGCCTCCTCGGGCTCGTTGGGCAGCAGCAGGCGGCGCTCGCCCTCCCAGGTGAAGTCCCTGGCGTGCGGCACGGCGTTCGCCAGGGTGGCATCCCAGGGCACCACGACGTGACGTCCGTCCCGGGTAATGAACGTTATCGGTGTCTCGGCGTTCAATATCTTCACTCCTGTAGTAAACTCAAAATCTCCAACCAGTCGTCCAGCCCCTGGATCCCAACTTCGTCGTATATCAGGAACGTCCTGCCACCGGCCTCGCGTATCCGGTCCAGGGTCGCCTCCTGTAGCGCGGTGGCCCTGCCCCTGGGTGCCTTGGCCTCGATGGCGAAGAACCAGCCCCAGGCGCAGCCTATGAAGTCCACCGTGCGCGCGCCATAACCGGAGGGCACCGGCATGTACCAGTATACGTCGTCAGGATACTTCTTCAAGGCGTCCTTGATCTTTTGTTTGACTTTTCCCTCGGGAGTCATAACGATAGCAATACATACGCGATGAGTTCTGGATCGATCACCGCGTAGCCTATGAATTTGTTGCTGATCCGTTTGGTCACGTTGAGCATGGGGGCGCTGGCGATGACATATTCGTTGATCCTGTTCCGCCACGGAACCTGTTGTTGAGACCCAGCCGTCTCATGCAGCACGGCCACCCAGGGCGTGTCCTCCCACCAGCGGACCTCGAACCACAGAAGGTCCCGCACGCGCCTGGGAAACTGCCTCCGCAGTATCCGACGCTGCTCGAACGGATGTAGCATATCGATACGAAAACATAACAGGTAATCGTCTGGTATCCTCACGACACCCCCAGGATGATCCTCGATATGTGCGCGGCGGTGGGGAACTCGTCCAGCGTGTCGGTCAGTACCAGCACGCCCGCCGGACCGGTGTACTCGATGACGAACGCCGGCGGCTCGGCGCGGAAAGACATCTTGCTGATCCGCGCGACCACGCGCGCCGGCAACTGGTCGATGGCCTTGATCAGGCGTAAGCGGGCCAGTTCCGTCGTTGGGTTCACCGATACCACGGCACTGGCCTGGTGGACGGCGGCGTAATCCAGGGGATTGAACGCCAGGCCGTACGCGTTGGCGTTCTGCAGCTGCTGCCCGACGATGCTCGGATCGAGTGCCGCGTTCACCATCCTGTTCTGCATGTTCTGTAAGTTCTGCCCGGCGGCGTTCAACAGGCTTTGTAAGGACTGCTGGGCCTGCGAGGCCTGCTGATACGCGGGCGGCGCCGCCTGCTGGCCATACATGCCCATGGGATCATTTGCCATGGAACGGGCAGGAGGTAACGGCACACCAACGTTTGCATAATCCTCCGGGTTTTGGAGGATAGTTCTGGCTTTGCCTCGCATCGATCATTCTCCTTACCCTGGGCAGGACGTCGCTCCAGATCTCGGTGGTGTCTTCCCGCGTGAACGTCGCCCGTTCGATCTGATCATACGCCACGAACGCCAGCGCCACCGACACGCGCCGCGCGCGGGTATGATGCGCGAACACGGTGACGGCCGCCAGCTGGAGCTGGGTCATGTCCTCGCTCGGCCTACCCGTCTTGTAGTCGATGACCACGATCCGGTCACCCGCCTCGTTGACGTTGGTATAGTCCAGCACGGCGCGGAACCACGCACTTCGACCGAAGAACTTGGATGGGCTCAGGTCGGACCCCAGGGCCAGTCTCTGCTCGGTGCGGATCTCGCCCTTCGCACGGGCCAGCCGGGCGAGGAGGCCCTCGTGCATGGTCATCCCAGGGGGCAGCGGCGTGCCCTTGGCGACGCGGGCATCGAACGCCTCGTGGATCCGCTTGCCCTTGATCAGCGCCTCGCTCTCGGGCTCCTTGACGTCCTTGGCGACGTTGTAGCTGTAGTATCGTCTCGGACACGTCTCGAAGTTCTTGAGCGCCGTGTAGCTCCAGGAGAACCCCTCGGGGTTTACGACCGTCGTGCTCATCGCGATACCTCGATACGTTCCGGCATGGGTACACCAGCCAACCGAGCGTTGCGAGTGAACTTATCAGCGGCCTTGCGGGTGCCCGTCGCCACGGCGTTTTTATGGCTCATGACCTTCAGGACGAAGTGCCCGTTGTCTGGCACCGCCAGGACATAACCAGCGGCTTTCTTACCGTGCCCCGACGCGATGAACCGTTCCGGCAACCGCTTCTGCAACGCCGGTGTGTTTTGCCGTTTGACGCCATCCACCTCGATATAACCTTTGAAAAACGCCTCGGCCATGGGGATGATCTCCACGTCCTTGTGTATATCCTGAAGCATATCGCGGATATAATCCCAGCGGATTGAGTCGGCGAACGCTTCCAGGTTCAGGTCGGCGATCACGGCGCTTTTACGAAAGCATGTGTGCAACATAAGATATTCAGCGGCCCGGTCTTTGATCGCCTGATAGATTTTGGATTGTTCCGCCACGGTGCGACGCAGGTAGGTGCTCATCTCAGGTCTCCCTCGATGGCGCGCAGTTTCACGACCGCCGCCGGTTTGGCACACAGATTATTGATGCTGGCCTCATTACGCATGACGGAATGTTCCAATGCCAGAACCACGCGGTCGAGTGCCTGAAGATCCTCCAACAGTTCGAGGCTCGGCAATGACTTGATCATTTCGTCGATCTTATCTTTAACCGTATCACTGTTGTTCCAACGCGCGATCTGCGCTACCAACGATTTAGCGAACACGGCGAACAAGGGGACCTTGCTTTCCTTCCTGGCCTCTTTCGCGAAACGATATGTATTGACGGCTACGGTTTCGCGCAGGTTTTTCCCTGTCACACCCTTAACCTGTTTGTCTTTTAGGTCCGCGAGCGTGCGCGTCACGGCCTTGCCGACCTGTTTGCGAGCCGCCGCGATGTCTTCCTTTTTCGCGCCGACCTGTTCACTGATCTCGGTGATCTGTCGCGCAATCTTGCGCGCTCCACCACATACCTCACGGGCTTCCTTGACCGTCAGACCCTCCAGAGCGGATCGCTGGATCAACTTCTCGGCGATTAGTTCGGAGGCGGCGACACATGCCGTGGCGGTGTCATTCTGAAAGTTGGTATTCCGATTTGATTTTACCACGGTCCAACCCAAAACACGGGCGATATTAGTGGGTTGGATAGATTTGCTAGGCTGGCCTAGCAAAAAATCCCGCGCCGCTTCCCATGTCTCCAGCATCACCAGGAAGTCGGCATTGAAGTCCTCCATGTTTTCCCGGCCCATGTAACCGAGCATTTGTTCATCACTCAGATCCATGATGGTCAGCGCCATGGCCTTCATACCTGAACGCCGCGCCGCTTCCTTGCGGTGGTGGCCGAACGCCAGTTGGTAACGGCCGCCAGTTTTACGGGCGACGACCCCGCCGGGCCACATGCCAATGTCCGCGTAGGACCGCATGAGGGCCTCGACCTTGCGTTCGATATAAGGATAGTCGCCGAGTCGTCGGTGAGGGTTGATGTCGATCATGTTGAGTGGAACGTTTATAATAGCGGCATCAGACATTGGGTTCTCCTTTTACGACGGTAGTAGCGTCGTGGAGATTTCGCGCAATGTCAACATTTCATTCTGGTGAAAACCGCGCATACCGTTCCCGGATATTCCCCTTCGATTGTTTCCGCGCATTCATGCGCGCTGTCCTCGTAAATCCACCAATGCGTTTGAATAAGGCCGTTTGGTTTCATGCAGCGACAAACCCATTCGCAATCTTCGAACCCGTCAGGCGGGACGCCATCCATATGCGCGAGTTGGTTCTCCAGCACCGCCCGTCTATCGTTCATGGTTCACTCCTTGGTCTACCCTTGGCCCAGGTCTTTAGTTTCGCCATGACGCAGCCCATGCATCGACCGCGCGTCATGACCCTGATGTCCATCCACGGCGCGTCGGGGTCCCTGTTCTCCATGTCCATGGCGTCGTGCACGGGCACCACATCGAACTCGGCCAGGTTCGCGAACGCGCCGCACACGGAACAGTGACCAGCCATCTGGATGCCATCCAGGGCGAGCATCTTACTCCCGTCGTAAACGCTCACACCCGCTTGCCTCGGAGGATCTCGCTGATCCGCCCGATCTGGACGTTGAACCTCACGGCGATGTCGTGATAGGTCCAGTTCGAGTGTCGCGCGTGGAACGCCCGCACCCTGCGGGCCAGAGTGGGCGTAACCGGCACGCAGGTCGACGGCGCCGGGGGTGACCACCGGTTACGCAGCTCACGGTGTATGGCTTCCAGATGGTCCAGCACTTCCGCGTGTCGCTCGTTCACATGGTCGTCCTCTCGCAGGGCATCGATACATGCACGCAACAATACGCGTTGCTTGGGTTTGGTCGTCGGCCCCGTGGGATTACGGAAATCCTCCGGTGTTGCCATATGGTTCATTGGTTCACTCCTCGCTCGGCCTCCGGTTGTTCCTGGTGATGCGCCAGCGCTCCATCTCGTAAGCGCATTGTTTCGCTTCGTTGACCTGAACCAGGTCCTCCACCGGCTTGGCGCCCATCTCGACCGCGCCCTCGCGCAGCTGCGCCCATAGCTTGACCAACAACGGCGCGTCCTTGTCGCGGGCCAGCAGGACGAACATGGGCTCGTCGGGCTCGGCGTTGGCATAACAATCGAACGCGGCCGGATGCTGTTTAGTCCCCATGGGTAAGCTCGATGGTTCGGATCAAACGTTCAAGTTCCGACCTGATCCGTAATATCGTCTGCATCTCGACGGTGTCCGAGTAGGTTCCAAGCGGCTCGACGATAGTGATGCACGCGGCCCGCATCGCTTCGGCTCCGCGTTGGAACTCGGTGGTGTATTCCTTCATTGGTTCACTCCTCGCTCGGCCTCCAGCAACGTGGCGCCCCAGCCACCCTCGGACGCCAGTGGCAGCCCCTCGGCCCAGGCGGGTCCCACCAGGAATTGTCGTTCAAGTATCGCATCGAACGCGGGAGCCTCGGCCCAGGGCACGATATAGTCATGGCTGTCGTATGTCGACATGAAAGGCCGGTATCCGGTCAATTGTTTCACGCGCAGCATGATATCGGTCACCACGATGCGAGCCAGCGCCTGGGTCACGTTCTCGATCAGCTTGGCGCCGTAGAGCTTTTTTATCCCACCATAAGGCCCGTCGTAGACGGTGTTGGTCCTGGCGGGGTCCAGCGCGTCACGCTCGCGCCGCAGGTTGGGATAGACGATGGCGGTCTCGTTGGGCAGCCACACGCACGTCTCGCCCAGCTCGACCACCGGAAAGTACAGCGCGGGCTCGCCCGTGGCCTGGATCAT